AAAGACTAGCTTCTCTTTTGTTGAAGTCTAGCCTAAGCAGTTTCATGGCCTGATGAGGAACCGAAACCCAAATAGGGGTCGCCATGTGGTATAATGTATTTATTTGGAGGATGCTGCTTGTCATCCTGGTCCTGTTCGTTAGTTTTGCGTCCCTCCTGTTCATGTGGGGAGGCTTTGGAATATTGCTGGCTTTGCCAGCCTTCTTCATTGGATTTTGTGGCCCAGTTGGTTGTGCCTTGATCATGATCTTGGGCCCCTTATCTGGTTACATTTTCGTCTCCATATTTCGCGATAGTCTTGCCCGCGAAGTGGCGATCATTGAATCAGTAGGTGAGGAAGCCGCCTTGTGGGTCTCTTCGGATGTCAGCACACTTTCATCCCACCCGCTTAAACTTGTGATGAGGGAGGTCATTTGGATGGGCCATGATGAGTCGGGGATCTGGCTCCAAGCATGGGCCCACACCTTAAAGCTCCCTGTGGAACTTCAAGATATGGTGGGGCGAGGTGCTGCACAGTTTGGCTCCATTTTGTGGTCGAGGCTTGTGCTCTGGCTACACGCTGGCATGACGGAGTGGCCATCTGCTGTCTTTTCTTGCTTTGCCATTTGGCGTGTCGCCAAGCAGGCAAAAATGTTAGGGGTTTGGTGGTATACGAAGTTTTGGTGGCGCCTAGTGACAGTCCTCATTTTCCTCTACCACCTTCCCCCAGACGTGATGGTCCCTTTGCTGTTTAGAGGCTGTTACTGGCTCTTGCGGGAGGTTGTCGCCATAACTCACCAGCGCAAGGAAGCTTGGGAATGGCTCCAGACTCTGTATGTCGCCATTCTAGTCAAGTTCATTGCTTGGGCCGAGTCGGTCAATAGTGAATTTGAGAAACATCACTCTTTGGCTATTGCTAGAGGCTCTTCTCGGCTCACCCAACATTTCAAGTCAATGGTGATGACAGCTTCCATCGTTGTGTCTGACTTGGCACTGCCATCCTATGTGAGGACAAAAGGGCCTCTTAGGCCTGACCGTGAGACCCTGGAGGCTTCTTTGACACTCATGAAGGATCTTGGTTGGCCCATAAACGTGAATATCACAGACCCTGCCCCATTGGCTTCCCAGTCATTCAAAGAGTGGGTGCTTTGTGGGTCAGACTTTAAGCAGGGGATTCATAACCTCAAGATGCAAATCGATGAGGATCTTGAGTCCCTGCGTATTGCTGGCATCCGGTATAGGAGGTCTGAGGAGTATGCTTCTGTTGAGAATGAATTAGAAGCCACTTCACGCTATTTCCGCTCTCCGAAGTATGATTATCCTGACCTTGACTTGGATGATGTCTGGTTTGTTCTGGGGGATATATTTAGGCATTCCCGGCTCACATCTTTTAACTACATCATCCGGATGTGGGAGAAGAAGTACGCGCTGGGTGCCTTCATGAGGGATCCCCTTAGGCTGCGCAGTAAGTATAAGCGTTCCAAGTTTATTCACGACTTAGGTGGCTATGGACCTTTCAAGGCATTGTGGGCCCGCACCTTCTGGGCTGCGACTCAGATTTTGCCAGTTGCAGCCGTGTCTGTGAAGGGCGAGGCTTTGCCTGAAAAGAAATGGGCCAATAATATGGTTCGTTCCATCATTGGCTCGCCCATCTCACAATACATCCTGTCAACCATTTGGAATTATGGCCCCAATCATAGGTTTTCATGGGTTTCGACACCCATCAAAATTGGCATGCCACTCAATGGTTACTGGATGTCCACTATTTGGCAGCGCCACTCGCGCTGTCAAATTCATGTGGAGGGTGATTTCACAGCTTTTGACAGCACAATCAGTGGAAAGGTGATCGATGTCATCAAGGCCATCCGGAAGCATGGCTTTGAGCACCACAAAGACAGAGACCGGATCGCCGATTTGATTGACATCAATTACGAGCAGGTTGTCCACCAACTATTGAACACTACTTCCACTGGGAATGTGTACAAGAAGGGAACTGGCCTGACAACTGGCCATTCTTCTACTAGTATGGATAACTCTGCGGGTTTGGTGATACTTTACTTGATGGCATGGAAAGACTTGACTGGCCTGTCATCTCGAGAGTTCATGTATTACAATGAGCTCTCATGTTTTGGCGATGACCATGTGTTGTCAATCTTAGCCGCAAAGCCCGCTGTGTGGACACCGAAAAATATTCGGTCCACAATGGCTAAGTGGGGTCTCACTAATAATTTGGAAGTAAAACAGTCACTCAATGAGGTCTCTTTTCTTTCGAAGTGGGGAAGACGTGCAACGCCTGCAGAAAGGGCAGAGCTTAAAAAGTTTGGGCTTGACGCCCCATTCGTGGTGTGGCACGATAAAAAGAAGTTGGTCGGCAAGTTGACTGCACCAGTTAAAAATGTTTCAGCCACATACAAGGCTAAACGCTTGTTAAGTTACCTCACGTTGACTGCACACCATCCAGACTTGTATGATGGCATATGTAAAGTTTTAGTCAAGTCACCTGCCATCATGACTCACATTAGGCACAACAAGTGGCGCATCCCGTCTTACCAGACTGTGATGCGCAACTGGTATAACCCATCTCCTCCGCCTAATCAAAATGACAAATTGGTTTTGGAGGACCAGGCAGAGTTTGAAAATGTTGGGCAATTAATCGAGTATGGGGAGGTGAATGCCTTAGATGCGTTTGTCGGGGCCTTGTCCATGGCGCCTGACTTGTTATCCCCTTTATTGTTCAACTATGGGTACATGCGGGCATTGCAAACCTTTTTGAGGTCACGGCTTGCTTGGGTGCCCGACCTACTTTGCCTCAACAATCCCATTTTGAGTGCGGGCATGTTGGAAAATGTGTGCTCGAGGACTCCTTATCGGTTTCTTGAAACCTCTCTTTTTGTCCCTGGGCTCAGTGGTGTTAACGAGAGCACCCTACTTTTGCGACATTGGCTCTTTTGCTGGTACTGTTCAAAGAGACCGAAGCAGAGGTTGGGTGCATGGACGAACATGATTGTAGCCAAGTTCTCAAATTTGCAGTTTTTGTTGAACGGCAGAGTCATGCTGGAGTCACGCCAAAATGAACTCGGGCTTGACTTGTTGATTGTTTGTGCTCTGTTGAGCTTGGTAAGTGTCCCGGACTGGATGTCACCGTTGGGAAAGGTGACGTTGCCTGACCTCCAACTCATCTTGGATTCCGTCATACACTTCTTAACAGTCCTCATTTGGCAAAGTGTTCCCCCCAACTTTAGGGAGACAACACCCACACTGCGCACCTTTGATAGAACAGGTGGGCCTATTGGCGTCCAGGCACCCACAGGAACTGGAAAGTCAACTGGTTTCATCCAACACCTTGCAATGGTTGC